AGTGGGGTTAGTGCCGATAAATTCGCTGGTGCTATAAGAACAATATCACAAGGAATAGTTGATTCTGCAAAAATATTTTCAAAGTCTAAATCTGCATTTTCAAACTATCCAAGCTTGAAATGGTCTGAAGGTGTTAGTAAATCACTTCAGGCTTTCGCTCCTATTTTTGAGTATTTGAATAAAAATAAGAGTTTCTTAGGTTCTCTATTTGGATCAGACCCTTCTAAGGATTTAAATAAAGCTATAGTTGGAATAGCTGATACAATCGTGAGTGTTTCATTTAAACTATCTAAAGGTAAATTTGGTAATTACATACCAGATGAATTCATAAAAGGATTAGACAGAACTTACAATTTTGTCTCAGGATTATCTTCTAAAATTAAAGATTTAAAGATTAAAAAAATTGAAGATAATTTGATTAAAATAGCTGATTTGATTAGAATTGTGTCTTTAAAGTTATCAACAATTAATTTTAAGAATGTAATTACCGATTCATTTATAAAGGGTATAGACAAATCTATAGACTTAATAATAAATGGTATAAAGAAGACTAAGAATTTAAAATTAGAAGATACTTTTAAGTTATTTATAATATCTTCAAGTATTTCAAATTTATCGAATAGCTTTAGTAAGGCTAACTTTAACAAGTACCCTACCACTAAGTGGTTAAATTCAACCTATAATTCAATAGTAAAATTCAATCAACTAATATCAACATTAAGTAAGAATGTGTCATCTGGTGTTTTAACTTTAAAAAATATAACAGATACTATTTTATGGGTTGATAAGAAGTTAGCAACTGGTAAATATTCAAAATGGCCAATTGATGTTTGGTTGAAAAAATCAATAAACTCAATAAAGACTTATGGTGATATGATCATCAAGAGTGATAAATCCTATCCATTTAGAAACTTAGCATCCGGTATTTTAAAAGATAAAATGATAGTTGAGTTTTTATTATGGGTTGATAAAAAACTAGAAACTGGTAAATATAAAAAGTGGCCTGATAAACCGTGGATACCTAAGAGCATTGATTCCATATTAAAATATGGAAGATTAGCAATTCAATCGGATAAGGAATTTTCTTGGAAAAATTTAATATCAGGATTTTTAAAAGTTAGATTAATTACAAACACCATTTTGTGGGTTGATAAAACTTTGGATAAGGGTAGATATAAAAAATGGCCAGAAAAATTATGGATCGACAAAACATCGACCTCTATACTTAGATTTGGACAGTTGGCAATAGATGTTGATAAAAAATTCGGAATGGTTAAGTTATTTTTAGGACTGATGAAGGCTAAAAGTATATCAAATGCTATAAAGGATATATCACTTAATTTAGATAAAGGTAAGTATACAAAGTTTCCAAGTTTAGAATGGGCAAAGGGTGTACCAATAGCTATAGCATCATTTATGACTCTTCCGTTTAAGGGAGTTTTAGGTCAAGTAGCGGACTTTATTCTTGGTCCAAGTGAAGATTCGAAGAAGTCACAATTAGCTAAAGTTGTTGACATGATGTTATTTGTTGATAAGAAATTACAATCAGGTAATTGGAAAAAGTTTCCAACTGTTAATTGGGTTAATGGAACAATATTGGCAATTCAAAAATTTAGACAAATGGTCTCATTATTGAGTTTTAGTTCACTTGGTGATAAGATTACACAAGCTTTTGGATTTAAAAATCCAATCGTTTCGGCACTTTCAAATATAGAAATGTTGGCGGTATCATTTGATAAACTTGCTAAATCTGTCAAGACCTTCACCGAATCAATAAAATCAATTGATGCTGAGAAACTATCGGCCATTAGAGGATTATCAAGTAATGTAATAATGATGTCTCTAATGGATCCTGCTCAGTTTGATAGTATGATGACTAAATTGGAAGAAAGATCCGGTGTTTTTGCTGACTTATTAAAGGATTTTGATTCTAAAAAATCAGAGACTTCTAAATCTGGTGGTGGCGGTGGTGTTAATTTTAAACCAGCATCAGAGGCAAAAAATCAAAAAACAGATTCACAAATTCTGGGTGAAAAGATGGATTTAATGAATGCATTGCTTTCTGATATTTCATCTGTTGTTGGATCTAGAGGAGCTCTAAAGAACTATCTAAATAAGATGAAAGATGATATAACAATTGGTGGATCGTCTAATTCTTTAAATCAGAGATCTGACTCAAGATTAAAGAATATAGTAAAGAAATTATATGTTTCGGATTCTGGAATAAATGTTTATTTGTTTAGTTATAAATTCGATCCTTCAACTTTATACCAAGGTGTTATAGCACAAGAGTTATTAAATACCCCTTACGAGTCGGCTCTACATATGGATAAAAACGGATTATATTCAGTAGATTACTCACAAATAGATGTTGATTTTAAGAAAACAAATTTTGTTTGATAGATATAATATTTATGGGATTTTTTAAAAATTTAAATCTACTAAGATTTTTTAGTAAAACTCTTAGAGAGAATAGGGTAGAATTAGAAGCAAATTTTGGAATGAGAATAGATAAGGCTTCTAGATTATACACTGTGCTAAATATACCGGAGGAATTTTTCGGAGAACCTTATAACCTTAGAAAAGCAGATATAGATTCTATATCAGAAAATTATATACGTGAGTATATTGGTAAATTATCTGAATACCTAAACTCTAAAGGGTTGTCAGAATTATATGATTTTTATGAACCTATTAAAAAGATTAATAAATACTCTTATTTAATCATTATAGGTTTCAAGCCATTCAATTCTGTTAAGTTTAATAACATTCTTTGGTTAAGAGTTGTTCCTATTTTAAGTTTGGTTTTGTTGTTATCATTAATAACTTATTTAATTTTAAACTAAACAAAGATATAAAAACCACTTATAAATAAAAATATAAATTTATATAATATGAGTAAATTTTACGATGTATCTTCAGATACTCAGGATACATTTTTTAAAGTTTTTAATAAAAAAACTTTTCCATTATCGATTAAGTTCCAATTTGTTGGTGCTGAAAAACAAAAATCACTAATAAAAATTAGTAAGTTACCAGATCAGTATAGTTTCCTTCTAGATAAGGAGTTATTAATACAGGTAAATGAGGATTTAATGTCAGTATTTGATGAGGAATCAGTTACTATTCTTATAGAACAGGAAATCGATAAAATATCAGTTGATACACAATCTGGTAAGATTAAATTGATTAAACCTGACTTAACTACATTTTCTTCACTAATTTCAAAATATGGTGTGGATAAAGTAGCAAAGGCTAATCAGATAGAAGAATTATACCAACAACAAGTAAAAGACGGTAAAGAAGAATTTATAGCATAATAACATGAACGATATAAGTATACATTATTTCAATGCCTTAAAAAAGAGATATGAGGCGCAAATAGAAGAAGCAAGAGCCAATTTATATTTGTATTTCTCTACTAAAAATCTTGCAGCTATAGGTGAACATTCAGATTTGTTAGCTGAGCATGATAAGTGGATTGAACAACTAGCGAATGCTCAAGATAAACTTGAAACTTTAGAGGATTTTTTCTCTAAAATAGAAAAAAAATAAAAATAAAATAATATGACACAAATTAAAAATAATATAGATGTGGCGACCGTAAAGCCTGAGATTAATCTCAGTATTAATGATACTGATTATAGAATTTTTGACTTTTTAGATGAAATGAGACTCGATGGTTCTATTAGTCAATTGGTAAGTTTTATGGAAACAACCTCTGGAAAAGGTAAATCCGAAGAAGAAAAAGATCTTGACTACGCAAACGCTCAGTCAATCTGGAAGGGATATCAACAAGACTTGAGAACTGTTAAATTTAATTTCTATTTAGATAGAGCTCAGTACAATCTATTAACAGATATCTTATTGAGAAAGCTAGAATATGATGTTAATACTGTTTTTATAGCAATAGAACTAACAGAATTACTTGGGGGAATGAGTGGTACTAAATTTACTGATGATAAAGAAGTAAAATCTTTTAGAGTAGATGCAACTGAGATTACCTACATTTATCACTTGATACAGAATTACAAGGTCAAAGGATTATCAAAAGATTCTTATACTTTTGCTAAAATTTTGAGAAGAATAGGTGAAATATCTAAAATAGTTAGTTACTATGATGCCAATGCTAAAAGTCTAACAGAGGAGATATCAAAATGGGCTTTGAACTTAGATTCAGTCACACAAATTGAAACAGAAGCTTAAAATAAAAAACCACTCAATGAGTGGTTTTTTATTTTATAGGACAGTGACTTGCTGACCAAATAAATTTATAGTTTCTGGAAATTTTAACACTTAAAGATTCTGCCGTGGTGAAAATATCATCTAAGCATTCTGAGTCAGATCCACCAACAATCTCTATTGATTTTTCTCCTATATTAGTGAGTACGTTGTATAGTTTTTTAGGACAATGAAACCATTTATGTTTATTTCCAATATAGGTGATTATTGTTCCTTGATTTGTTTTAAATATCTCACCCTTTTTAAGAGTATTTTTAACTTCTTTGTTTTTAATCTCATTAAAAGTCTCTTTATCCAATATAGATTTGAAAAATTTAGAATCTACATCATAGTTATATCTCTTCTCAATTATATCTTTTTGATTTGGAAATGAATATAGATCTTGATGAATTGGTATTTCAGGATTCTCATCATATAAGTAACTTTTACTTGTATTTTTACCATCTATATGATTGTCCCATAGTTGATAAACATTTTCAAAATTATTACAATGTTTTTTAAGCTCATTCAAATACATTTCAGTGAAGAATTTTCTAAAACTTTTTTGAACATCTACTATTAATAGTACTTTTGAGCTATTAAAACTTTCAAATGTTAATAATTTATTCATTGTTTATATATTAAAAAACCCATCAATTTATATTGATGGGTTTCCTTATTTTAGTTTTTTATTATTAAAGAGGTAGTTCTTCACCACCTTCTTCACCACCTTCAGCACCTTCTTCTTTTTCCTCTTCACCTTCTTCAGCAACTTCTTCAAATTCACCTTGACCCTGTGGTTGAGACTCAGCTTGAACTTGAACTTGTGGTTGTGCCTCAGCTTGTGGTTGTGTTTGTGGTTGTGCTTGAACCGGTTGTGCTTGAGCTTGTTGTGCTTGAGCTTGTGGCTGATCTTCAGTTTGAGCTTGTGCTGGTTGAGCTTGTGCTGGTTGAGCTTGTGCTTGAGGCTGTGAATCTATTTGAGTTTCTCCTTGAGATTGTGCATCACCCATTAGAGCACCTGCTGGGATCTGATCCACATTTAAGAAATTTGTGTTGATATATTTAACAACCTCTTCAGCGATATCGACATCTCCAAAGAATTGACGAAGATTTTTACCTGTTGTATCTTTTACTTTTTTAACATATGCGTTAATTAAAGATTGTGGAATATCTATAAATGTTCTAACTTTATAGATGTCATTTACCTGAAGAACAGATTCTTTAATAATTTGATCTTTTTTTCTCAAATTAGTGTATTTTTCAAATTTTCTAAGATGTTTCATCCTGTATTTTAATTTTTTATATTATATATATTAAACTTTTTTATTAGCTTTTTATAATTATTACTGTTGTAATAATTGCTAATGCAACATTTCCTCCTACGCTTATCCACTTTTTAACTTTTTGCCTAAAAATCTCTTTTTTAAGTATTTTTATCTCCTCACTTCTTAGATCTAATTCATCATTGCAAAGCCTTACGTTTTTTTCACAATTACCTAAAGCCATTTGAAGTTTGTTTATAGCACTATCCTTTTCTTGGCCCTGTTTTACTAGATCACTTTTTTGAAGTTCCAAAAGAGCTACTTTTTCTTCTAACGAGTTTATAATTTGAACATATATTGTATCCATCATATCACAATTAATATTCATCTGTTTAAATAAGTTAAGAAGTTCAGCACTATTGTCAAGTGATTGTGCCTGTTCCACCGACATTACTATTCCTATAGTGTCATTGTTTTCAACGAGATATCTCGGTAAATCTTGATTCTGAGACTTACAAAAGAATGTAGTTAGAATTAAAATAAGTGTTAATAGTGTTTTTTTCATATTTTATTTTGTTTTTTCTTTTAAAGAATTGATTAGATTCTCACCAACTCTTTTAATTGGATTTTTTTCAAGTTTTTCAATCTCTCTCTTTATTCTTTCATTTTCTTTTTTATAACCACTTATATTGGATTTTAGTCTGTTAATTTCTTTGTTTTTGCTATTTATAAGTGTTTGAATTGAATCTATTCTGTTCTGGTATATTATTATATTTTTTAAATGCTTATCGACATCTTTCTTGAGTTTTTCATTATCCTTCTCAAGTGAGTCTCTTTTATTTTGTATGGATTTAATATCATTCTCTATTCTGGATATTTCTTTTTTGTATCCTGATGATGTGAAGAAGTAGTTTAGTGATAGCGCTAATACTGAAATAACTAGTATTACTATAACCCAGTCTTTAAGTTTGAGGTTAGAAAAAAATGAATTCATTTGTGTATATAAAAATTTTTTGTATATTTGTGATTCAATATATATATTCAATAAAAAAACCAATTTTTGTGAAAAAATTAATATCTTTCGACTTTGATAAAACACTTTGCTTCACACCTGAGCCAGAAGAGGGTCAAGTTATTTTTAAAAATGTTACTGGTTTAGACTGGCCGTATAGAGGTTGGTGGGGCCGTGGAGAAACGTTAAATTTGGAAATTTTTCCAATTCCAATTAATCAATATGTATACAAGGACTATCTGAAATACTCAGATGATCCAGATTCTTATATTATTTTAGCAACAGGTCGACTCTCAAAATTGAGAAAAGAAGTTGAAGACGTTTTGATGTCTCATAATTTTTCATTTGACGAAGTACATTTGAATCCGGGTATGGATACCTATTTGTTTAAAACACAACTTTTTGAAAAATTAATTTCAAAGCATAAACCAGATGTTTTCATTATGTATGATGATAGATCTGAACATCTTTCTAAATTTGTACACTGGGCTAAAACACAAGCTTGTGAAATTCATATAATCGATGTTATAAACAAAACAACTAAAATTGTAAATAAATAATATGGCAACTATTACAGAAAAAAAGTCTCAATCTAAAGCAGACGAAATACTATCTAAACCATTTAAACTAATACTTCATAATGATGATTATAACACATTTGAGTGGGTTATAACCTGTTTAATGAAAGTGTGTGGACATGAATATGAACAAGCAAGTCAATGTGCTCATATTGTACACTTCAAAGGTGAGTGTGATGTTAAATATGGTGAATATGAAAAGATTTCTAAAATGAAGGATAAATTACAAAATGCTGGTCTATCTGTAACGATAGAGGAGAATTAAAATTTATTTACATTACCAGATCTTATTCTTTCTTTGATTTGAAGTAAATCATCATTGGTCAATTCTTCCATTGTTCGATTTACTTCAAATCTTTTTTCATGCTCAGATTCCTCTTCATTCACATTATTAATCATTTTTCTAATGTCTTTTATAGATAAATTAGTGGATTTAATACTTTCCGGCATAGTTGTAAAATTATCTGACTCTTTTGTGAGTTTATCCCATTCCTCTTTATAGTTAGGAATTTCATCTACAAATTCTTCTTTTTCTCCATCAGAGAAATCATTTATTATTGAAACTATTCTCCAGTCAAGTTTATCTTTATTTTTTCTTACAAAATCTATAGGAAGTTCGTTAGCGCTTATAAGTCTCCATAGGTTATATTTCTCTATAATCCATTCATATTTTGAAATGTCTTCTATTTTTTCTGATGAGCATAGGTAAAGTACCATTCTTTCCCAATTGATCCATTTTTCATAAATTCTAATGAATTTATCCGATAGATTAGAGTATGTTTTCATATTCAAATCACTTATATCTTCTAAATCAAACCAATCTATCTCAATTGCTTCTTTTATGAAATTTTCAGATAGGTTTGAAATAGATATAATTATACTTTTTGAAAATCCATCAAATTCTGGACTAGGAGGTCCCCATTTTAAAATGAATGATTCCGGCACATCATATGATTGTAAGACACTAATTAGTCCTTCCTCTTCTATTCGCTTCAAAAGAGATTCCTCAGTTATTTTTAAAACTTCTTCTGTTTTGATTTCATCTACTATTTCAATTTTTCTCATATTTAATTATTATTTTTAAATGGATTGTTCCAATTATTTGACAAAACATCGTTTTTATATCTATTTTGAGATATCTTTCTCCTTCTTATATCAAGTAATTGTGAGTAATCAACACCCTCGGTATATTCTGAGTTATTCAGTATTTGATCTATGTAGTTTTTTATAGATGTGTCTGATAATGTGTCTATAAAATCATCAACCAACTGTTTAAAATCATTTTTCTGAAAAATAGCACACATATCAATTAATGTCATTACTGTATCATCATGTGATGATCCATCCGCTGCATATCTTGTATTCCCTGCATTTGTTGTGTGTTTTATAAATGTTGTAATTTCCGATATGTTTATATCATTTGATATAACTATTGATCTTTCTTCCATTCTATCTTGATATTCTTTTACAAGCAGATTCTTATTATCACCGACTTTTAATCCTATTTTTTCTTCAAGTGCATCAGATCTATGTTTAAATCTAAAAAATATTGAAGATCCATAGTCATTACTACCATCAAATACGTGCGGTAGGTGAGCTAATAGTTCATTTCCATAAGTGTTTATCTCTAATACTATTTTAACATTATCTGGATTAAAAAATTCAAATGCTGTTAAGTATAATAGTTCTGAAAGCTGTTGAACCGAAATTAAGTTACTTCTAAAAATTCCTATTTGTCTTAATTGTACAAAGTCAACAATTGACTTATATTTACTTTTTTGTTTTTCAATTAATTCAATCGGTTTCATATCCATTTTGAATATGTTTACAACTGTATAATCCTGACCTAATCCTTCAGCCACATCGACTGATATAATTATTTTATAGTTTTTTCTACTTAGTGGTAAAAACTCATCCTCATCTTGGTTCCATTTAAAATCTTGATAAGAGAATTTCAATTTTCCTTCAAACTCTTCTATTCTTTCCCATTCAAACAATTTCTTATTTTTGGATAACTCATCTATTAATGTTTCACTTAACAAACTTCTAGATGAATTTATAAACCTTAAATCATATTCTTGATTAAATGCTTCTTCACCACCAATATCTTTAATAGTCTCTTTTTTCCAAGTTGTTATATCTGAAAATTCTAATAATCTTACACCATTAAACGATTCAGCGAGTAGATCCTCTTCTGTACAATCTGATGTATTTAGTGATGTTATTACCCATTTTTTTAATTCATCATTATATTTTAGATTGTGTTCATTTTTTTTATATTTTTCTCTTAGATATTTAAGTAGTTCTTCATTATTGATGTTAAACTCATCTACTTTTTTTGAATTTAATCTTATATAAGTTGCAAATCTTTTTGGAACCTGCCACCAATAAACTCTCTTAGCCATATATGATGACTTTTCTCCTTCTGGCTTTTCAGCCTCTGTTAATAATTTATGAAAAAGGTTAAATCCGTTAGGTGTTGATGTTATTATAATTTTAGAGTTCTCAATATTTGATACTGTTGGGAAAACAGATTTATAAAATTTATCAGCTATATTATCTGGTAGATATGCAAACTCATCTAGATATAAAAAGTCAGCAGTTTGACCAATAGATGATGTTTTAGTGGTTGCAAATCCTTTTATTCGACTTTTATTTTCAAATACCATAAATTTTTGATTCCAGTTTATAATTCCTTGTTGTAGAAAAAACGGAAGTCTTTGGTAGATTTCTCTTATTTTATCTAATACTTCAACCGCAGTATCTAATTTATTTGCCGTTACTAATACATTTTTATTATTATTGAATAGAACATAATGTAACATCATTATAGATGAGCATATTGTTTTTCCTATCTGACGACTCGCCATCAATATATTAAATCTATTAGAAAAGAAATTATCCAATATCTCATTTTGATAATCTCTTAGTGGTATTATTATTGGTTGTCCTTCTTCACCTTTAATATAACAGTATGTCGCTGCGAAATGGTGTATATCCAATGCACATTTAATATACTCTTCTTGTTCATCAGGGCTCATTTTGAATGTTAGTCCTGATGTTCTAAGGCCAACAACTTTCTCAAAAAATGGATTGTCCAATCTACTCAATACAAATCCATTGTTAATTTTCTCAGTAGCTTCTTCGACCATCTTAGTGGTCCATATTACTTGTCTAGACATAATATTGAAATTTTTAAAAAAAATTCACAAGAGTGATTTTTTAGTATATATAGTACTATGAGCGCTACTATGTCAAAAAGTGAAAAGGAACATAATCGTATAAACGATGAGTTTGATATGATACAAGAAGAGAATAAAGAGTTTGATATCTCTAGCCATTTGGCTAAAATTGATGATCTACCAGATTTAGGTCAGATTGAGTTATATGATTACGATTCAGATCTAACCGTTGTTACACAAAAAGGTATGGAAGTCATTGAATCTTTGGTTGATCTATATTTAAGCGATTTCGGAGATTTGAAAAAGCATCCTTATATCAGAAATAAAGTAAGAGAAGATGCGATGGTTTATGCGGAGACTTTGTTCTTACAGAAGATGACTCGTAAAAACTTCTTAACTCAAATGAGACAAGTAGATAATGGAGACAATTCTGCTAGAATGCATGAGGTTATAAATCAAACTATAAGAGAAATTAGAGAAAATTCTAAATTTTCGTCCTCACAGAGAACTGAGTTAGAACAATACTATAAGACATTTAGAGAAGATTTAGGAGAGGTTTCTCAAAGTATGAAGTCAGAAGCTGATGCTAACAATGAAGATGGTCAAATTGTTGATAGTAAAAAGCTTAATGACTTGATAACAGAGGCAATGAAGAAGAAAAAGCCTTAAAATTTAAAATTCTCATAACTTTTTATAACATTAGAGAACTCTAATCCTATTTGATATTCATTAAATTTATTTGATCTATTGTGTGTATATTCTTTTACTATAAGAATCTTTTCATTGTTCTTTAAAATATCTTTAACATTTAACTTTACATTATTGTCTGTTTTAATTAGAATTTTTTCTAAAATAGAGTTAATATTCTTAGACATTGTTATAGATTTTAAATCATCGTCATAAAATGTTATAGAGTTATACTCTTCGATTTTATCACTTGTTAATTTATCAACTTCAGTTTTTAATCCAAGTAAGTGTTGTAGTATTATTTTCGACTTAACGTATGAAATATCATCAAGATCTTTATTATAGAATGTTTCAGATATAAAATAGTACTTTTTTACTATTAATCCCATTTCTTTTAAATTAGATTCAAATTTTTGAACCTGTTTTTCAAAGTTTTCCTTTGTGTTTTTAGAACAAATAATAAAAATATCATCATTTGTGTTTATTATATTGTTGAATAAGTCTAATTTCAATTCAAATGGTACGTTTTCAACAAGATCTTTATTTAGAAACTCCTGCATTGATATTGCTAGATTTGAAATATCTACTTTATATTGCTTCGACTTAACCTTTAGTCTATTCATAAAGTCATTTGATAACCAAAATACATTACCATTAAATGATATTTTATTACCCTGACTTTTATAGATTCCTGATTTGAATAGATTAAAGTCGTGTTTATCTATTTTAATGATAGGAATATTCGGATTTCTTTTATCTATTATCCAAGGTTTGGATTCAGCTTCTAATATTAAATCAAAGTCAATGAAATGTGCATTCATACTCTATATATAAAAAAACCCATCTAAATTAGATGGGTTTTTATTTTATGCTATATTATTTTCTAATGAAAACTCATAGAGTGTTGGTAGATTTAAATATTTTGTAAAGTTTGTACGAACATCCTTTAGTGTTTTTGAACATCTTAAAATTGATATTATTCTTGTTCCAAATTTTTCCTGATATAAATGAGCTGATTCCATCCAACTTTTTTTATAATTGTTCATTAGTTTCCACTCTATATCACCACCCGTTAACCAGTAAAGAGCTTTTTCAGGACATATATTGTAGTAGTCAACATCTTTTATTTCTAAATCCCAAACCTTATTATTATATCTGTTTTTAGATCTCATCATAATTGCAACTGCTTCAGCTATATCTGTTGTTATATCACTTCCGATTTCGAAGTAATATTGTTCACCCTCTTTATCTATTTTTATGAAATTATCTGACCAAAAGTCAAATGTTCTCATTAGGGCTACTTTTTTTCTCTTCATAATAACTAAATTATTTTTTATATCATATTTGATTAATTATTTAATTCCGCTTTTCCAATTTCCTTTAAAATCACCACCTTCGAATATACCATTATGCCAATTTCCATGAAATTCTCCATTTTTAAAAACTCCGTATTTCCAATTTCCAAAGAAGTATCCATCATGCCAGATGATGGTATCTTTTTTTATTTCTATTACGGCATTTTCTATTTCCGAGTCTAGTAACCAGTAAAATTTTTTGGACTTTAACAGGTTTATGATTTCAACCTGGTTCTTTATGGACTTACTATCCATCAATAATTCTTTAAATCTCATAGCATTTATATTAGATATGAGTTATATATTCGGGTAAATTTTTGATAAATGTTTTAATGTGGATTTTTTTTGAAAATAAAAAAACCTAATTATAAAATTAGGTTTTTTTAAAAATTTTTAATAATTTTTTTTCAAAAAATATTTTAACTTAAACTATCTAAGAAGGTTTTTTCAATTTCGGTAAGTGAATCTATTCCAGATCCAGATATCTTCTCTAAGATTGTATCTAAGTCTAATGACTTTTGTTTCTTAGGTAGTTCAACTGGTACAATTTCAGATAATTCTTTTGTAAAATCATCTGTAAATCTAACTGTATCATCTTTCTTCACCGTAAAAGCAAAAATCTTCATGGTGTTTTTATTGATCCAGATTTTAGCAAAACTTTGATTTTTTGTTGATAGGATAGTTTGGAAGTCAAGTCCATGAATTTCACAAACCTCTTTCAACTTAATATGATTGAACATTCTTAAATCTATACAAATGACGTTTTCCATATTTCTTATTTTATATAAATATACGGATAATATATCGAATTGTCAAATTATTTTTTTATATATAAGTAAAGTTTTAAAAAGTTTATGAGAAAAATATTGACAAGAAAAGAGTATATATCTGGATTGAATGAAAAGCATTATACTAAATATACACTAATAAATGAGGTTTTTGCAAATGACTTGCCTTGGGGAGACACACATATTGGTAGAATGATAAACTCTTTTGCTAGAAAGGCTAAAATTTCTTTTAATAAAAGAAGAATAAGTGGATTAACTAATAGGTTAAAATCCATTTTTGATGAAATGTTAGAAGTTGGATCTGTTGAGATCGCTGATAGTTCAGTGAGTATTCTTTTTTTGCAAATATCATCAATACTTGGTATACTTATTTCACAAGTCAATGATGATGCTGATGTTAAGGATTTAATTCGTACAACAGAAGATCTACTGGATCATGTAAATCGTTATGAGTATGATAAGAAAGAAGAAATGGTTAAAGTATTAAAGGAATTTTTAGAATACTTAAAGAGTCTCAAATCAGATGATTTAACTACATCTGATGATGATAAAGAGGAGACTAAAGAGACCGGTGATCCAAATAAGATTTTTTATCAGAATTCAAGAAGTCTATTACAATCAGTAGTTGATTTACATATGATGATTGAAGAGAATGTTGTTAGAATTGGAGGAGGTCAAGAATCGTATGATAATAAATTGGCAGTTGCTAAATCCAAATTAAAAGTAGGTAATGAGTATAACTATTTAAACTCTGAAGGTGTGACTATAAGATGTATGTTATTAAGTTTAACAAATCAGATACAAAGAGCTGTTGATAAAAAATGGCTTACCGAGGATGATGCTGTTGGTAGGAAGTTAGGACCAGATCAGGCTTGTGTTGTATATAAGAAAGACAAAGATGGTAATGATGTTCAAGAGTACAATAAAGTATTTAATAGTCAGGTTATTGAGTTATTAAAGCTTTACCCTATTGGTGGTAAGATGCCTGGTAAAATAGAAAAGCCTGGAGAAAATTTATCAACAAATTTTAATAAGGATAAATATTCAGAGTTAGAAAAAAAATATCTTTCTTCTAAGAAATATGAGATTATTAAAAATTTGATTAAAATGGGTGAACAGGCCATTAAGATATACACCGCAAAAAAAGATAATCAGAATTCTAAATTTTATACAGATAAAACTAATAGTTATCTAAGTTCATTGGTTAAGATGCAGGCAAAAAGTTATGGTATAGCAACTGAAGAAACTAAGGATTTTAAACAACCAGATGGTACAATTAAGAAGAAACCAACTGGTAAGCATAAAGATATTAAAACTCTAAAAGATGAAATTAAAAGTGTTTCAAAGGAAATTTGGTCAGTTGATCTTCCTTTAGGTAAATCTTCTGGTAAGGTTTCACAACCACCTACTGGAGTTGCCGCTACTATGCAAAAAGCTAGTTATAATATTGAGACTGACTTTGATTCTATTTTGGAAGAAGTAGAGGCTAATTTACAAAATGAAGAATCACAAGCAAAAAATGTTTGGAAAAAAATAGTTAATTCTTATAATCAATCTGGTGTTTCTAAATTCATTCCTGAAATAGAGAAACTCTTAAAAGATTCAAAGGATGTTAGAGTTAAGGATGAATATAAGAAAGCTAAGAGTTTAATCACCACAATTTGTAAACAAATAGTTAATAATAAATCTACTGTTGGTAAGCCAATATCATTTGAAGATTTAGTTAAAGAAGATTTGAGTGTTAATGATACTTCTAAGTCAATATCACTTATGGCTAGAGTTATTTTATCTTTAAAAGAAGATATGGGACTTATTGGATCTTTTGGTAGTGCTATTAGTCCTTTAAAGTCATTTATAACATCATTTTCAGAACTTGAAAAAAATATATCAAAAATATCAACCGATAAAAAAGAATCATTATACAGGTATACGAATTTTAGTAAGATTTTTGAAAAAAATCAGTATTCTGAACAAATTAAAGAGAAGTTTAATGAGATGTTCACTGAAGAAGTTAAATCTCATTTTGAGATAAGTGAGTCTAGAAAAGTTGAGATTGAGAAATCAATTAAAGAGAGACCTCAAGGTGAGTTAGTTTTTACAGACGCTGATCCAATTATTGAAATTGTTAGATTATTTAATAGAGCTTGGAGAATACACACACCTGGAGTTATTCCTTCTGGTAGAACAGGTGGTAGAGTTTCTAATTCAGTATTTAGAGAATATGAAGATTTAGGATCTGGTAATGGTACCCCCGATTCACCAGGAAGTGGTCCTTATAGAAATATTGAATTGTTTGATCAGTGGAATGAGGTTGTTCAAGATGTATTGAGTGATACTAAATATAGACCTATTTTTAATGAAACTACAGTTTTTAGATTTGTAAACGAAGAGACTGGACAAGAAGGAGATCCCATTGAAAAAGGAGGTAAAACTCTTTTAAAATTCATTAATGAACTTCTTTCAGAAAGTAAGATGTATAAAAAGGGAGCTATGAATAATTTTATTGAAGAGTATTTTAAGCTTTCAGATAAACAGGTAGAAAAACTGGGAGGTCAATCTTTTGATCCAAGTGATTTAACAAAGAATTCAGAAGTTGTTGATAGCATTAAAGATACAGAAGTCATTTATAAAAAATTAGACTCTGTTGCTTCTCTTGGTAATGATTTACATAAAATATTTACAGGTGGGAAAAAGTCCGAATTTGAAGGTCTTTCTTTTAAAGTTAAATTGAAAGTGGATGATAAGTCAGATACTTATTATTTTAAATATATTTCAACTGAAAATAACTATCCAATTCTTGTTTTTAGTAAAGTTAATTTTCCATACGATTTGACACAGATTAAAGGTAGAGATATAAATAAAGCAAATATACCTATTAATATTTATTTATCTAGCTTATCACCAACTGGTAAATTTAACAACGGTAGTTCGATAGATTTGAAGTTTATTGAGATATCAAGTGATGTTGTAAAACAGGACCAGGTAACAAATAGAAAGAAATTTACGGTAGAGAATGTTGAGATTCTTTGTACATCGGAAAGTGGTGATCCATTTTTAGACCTTAATAAGTTTTTGCCTAAGTTTAAAAAGTTTGAAAAAAATATAAATACCGCTAAGTCGTGGTTAAAATCTAATACCTAAAATGAAAAACTTAAAAACATTTGAAGCGTTTTTTGATTTCCTTAAAAAAGATAAATCCGAAAATCAAAAAAATAAAAGAGAGACTAAGAATAAATCTAATTTTTCTATAAAAAGTTTTTTTAGTAAAAGAGATGATGAGTTTGCTGAGAAAGTTTTTAACTCTTTAAAAAATACTTTAGAATCTAAAGAAGATCAAAAGTCACAAATTTTAGGAGATGTTGTCCGATATGCTGATTATAAGAGAAAAGTCAAATTTAAGTCTAAAGAGGGTAATATTTATGACATTTCTATCCAAAAATCATCTAGTAAGAATAGAACCACATCGAAGTTATTTTTATCCTCATCTGAGACTTATGTACTGGTTATAAATAATAGACATTTTATCGATAGAAAAACCGGAAATCCTACTATTTCTCAATCTATTTCAAAAAAAATATGGGATATTTTAGATAAATCTCATGAAAAAAAGTGGATTGACAAGGACCGTATGGAGAAAGATTTTGAATAACCCGTTTAATACGGGTTTTTTTATATCTATATTTTAATATATATGTTATGAAATATTTAAAGTATTTTCCAATTTTTGAAGCAGAAGAGGGAACGGATGATATAAAATCCTTACCAGAAGACCAACAATTGGATGATCAAACAAGATCAGTTAATAAACAAGCAATTGAGGATTCACAGAGGATTTTAAAAGAGTTTCAGGAAAAAAGAAGTAAAATTGAGAGTATTTTTAAAGATCCTAAAATATCTGATGATACTCTCTTAGATTCTACTTTAACATCTCAAATTTATAATTCAAAAAAAGAAGCTAGACTTAGAAATAAATGGATTGTTAAATTTGAATCTGTTCTTAGAATGGAAAGAAGAAAAAATGCACTTCAAGACTCTATAAATAAAGACTTGGATCAAATCAAGAATACTAATGATGATATATCAAGACTTAGTAATGAGATAAGTGACGCTTCACAAACTAGAAAGGTTCAAATATCTTCTATGCTTGATAAAAATCGTAAAAGATTGAAAGAGTTGAAAGATAATGTAAACTCAAACAAACGTCTATTATCACAAGATACTTTCAATTGGAAAAAGAAGCACGAAGACTTTAAAAAGGATATTAAACTAGAAGAAGATAGAGTGAAAAATTTATTATCTAAAATATAAAATAGAAAAAAAATGGTTTTTTCTTTTAATATATAAAACATAAAATAAAAAATAATTAAAAAATATGGCAATTCAAATCGGTAAATACAAAAGACCAGGAATCTTCATAGAAGAGATTGACAAATCGATTATTACCAGTCCTACAGTTGAAGGTTTTGCAAACCTTGTTGTTGGTTTCTCTAAAAAGGGACCAGTTAACTCAGCTGTTTTATTAAAGACAGTCGGTGATCTTGAAAGAATTTTTGGCTCTGTTGATAGACAATTAGAAAGAAAAGGATCGTTCTTCCACAGAACAATATCAAAAATGCTTGAGGCATCTCCAGTCTATGCAGTAAACTTACTCTTGACTGATGATACACTTGATCAGATTGAATATCAATCAGTATCAGCAAGTCCTGTTTATAGTAATGACATAGAAAGATTAGCATCTTATAGAAAATTCTTCGATACGACTGGTTTCTGGAAAAGAGATACTGATTCTTTTATAGACATCTCAAAAGCTAACTCTGGTTATGAGGGTAGAGTTTTAAACTTTACTAACTTATCAGATAGATACATCACAGTATTTTGTGTTAAATCAGCAGTGAGTGGTTTTGATAGACCATTGCTTGAATGGTATGGATCTATAGAAAAATTACCACCATATCTTTATCCTACTGATTTGGCTTCTGAATATTTGGTTGATGTTGTAGTTGTTGGTGGTGACTGGTCAAATTACCAAGAATTATCTGTTGATCCAAGATGGACAGCATACTTTGGTGAAGATGGTTTAAAGAAATCACAAATAAGAAATTTCGCTAATGACAGAAATGTGACATTACTTGGATACTATGAAGGACTTTCTTTGATTCCATATTTTAGAGATTTGAACGGTAGAAATATATTTATAGAAACTGTTATAAACAGAGAGACTGATAGAACTGGTCTATTCTGTGCATTTAATAACGACTTGGTAGAAACAGATTATCCTAAAGGTCTACTTGACTTAGTTGGTAATTCATTAGTTTCTGATGATTTATTGAGTAATCCTCCAACATCTGATAAGACATACTATCAATCACTTGATGCTAATGATGGTAGTATTGATGGTGAACTTTCTATTAACTTCTTATCATATAATGAGAAAATAACTGAAACATTAGCTTATTCAAATAGAGTTCTTGATAGACCGGGTAACGTAGTTGCTATTTTTGGTACAACATCAATTACTAAATTGAATACTTGGACACACTCTTATAATGACTCTTCATCTGTTTTAGGTGGGGTTATATCTGGTCCGAATTTAGATGTTAATTTGGGATATGTTAAATATCCACAAAGAACATATTGGTTCGCTGAAGGATATGTTAATGACCTTTATAGATCTGGTGGTTTTATTACAACTACTCATAGTGTTAAATTAGATTATGCTGTTAATTCAACTTCTAATAATGGTTATGCGATAATTGGTGGTAACTATATTCCACTTGCTGGTACATATTCAACTGAGTTGTTATACACTGACTATCCACAACTTGGTACAGCATCAGGTACACAGTCTTATAACATTGCTTATGTTATAGATACACAAGGTAATATTTCTGTTAAAAAGACAACTGCTACTGGTTCAAAACCAACAGTTAGTGCTACAGATGTAGTTCTTGGTTGGGGTACAGTTAGTTTGAATGCTGGTATCTTCGTAACAGGTTCTTTTGCACCTTCTATTACAGATGTTACTATTGGACTTACTTCTAGTACTGGAGCTGGAGCTGACGCTTACATTCCTTTGACAAAAGATGTGGACTTCACATTCTCTACTGCTTCTACAGCTCAATTGGTACTTGCTCATGGTGACTTTAAAGTTACATTCTTAGATACAAACTCAACACCTGATGTTACTAACTATTCACAATATAGAAAGTTCAAATTGTTCAGTTCTTTACTTACTTATATTGACACAAGTGCTACATTTAGAGGATCTATGTTGTTAACTCCTAATACTACAACTGATAAAATGAGTTTATCAAGTGTTACATTTAGTAATATAGCACTTGGAACAACGGTTAATAAATCATTTGTTGTTTCTACTGGATTAGAACCATCAGATTTAAATGAAATTTTAACTCGTGGTGAATTAGCATTCTACAAATTAGATGATGAATTCTTAATCGGTCAAGCTGGTTTCGAGACAAAAGACACTATACCTGTTATTGATGGTACTACAACATCTTATGGTGTTGTTGGTAAATACTCTAGATTCTATACACAATATGATCAGGGCATCATTAGTACTGGAGACATCTTCTATCAAAATGAATTAAGTGATGATGTTAAAGTTAGTTTTGTACGTGGATCTTCCGCTACAGCTTCACTTTCTGGTTACAACTATGTTGTTTTCCAAGTTGAAAAGAATAGAACTTACACTTCAAGAAATGAAAACTACTTCGAGGCAGTTAATGACTACCAAGGAGATGATACTGGTGTACAAGGATATCAATTTTTAATTGGTGGTGTTAATAATTCTGGAGCATTTACTGTTAAGTATGACCAAGGATTGGCAATTGAAAATGGACTGTCTCTACCATATGACGCATCTGGTGATTCTGCCCTTGGTGGTAGAGCATTCTTATTAGCAACTTATAGTGGTGGTGTGTTAGATTTTATTGATAACGCTACTTATAGCTACTACGCTTATGAGGTGTTTGAAGACGTTGTTACTGAGGAGTTAAATATTAGTAAGTTATACGGATATAATTCAGAGTTCAATGGAGGTCCAGTTTATTTGGCACCTTACTTGAAGGATAATGGTGACCTTGTTGTTTCTTTTGTAGATTCTACACTTGAAGGACAAAATCTACTATCAACTTTGAATGATGTTGATGGTAATCCATTAGCTACAAATGGTACAATTTATGTTAAGTCACAGAAGAGTAACTTTAAACAAACTATCGAGGTTGAATATCCAAGTGGATGGACACCAATTCCTAATAAGATTCTTGTTAATAGAAACAGATATGCTGAAGTTAGAGTTGGTGATTTCTTAGAAGCATCTTATGATCCTACTTTACTTAAAGCAGATCAAATGCCTAAGAAACTTACTAGAATTCAGACTAAGAAAGTTTGGTCAGGTGATTCTAACTATGTCGAGTTATCTTGTGATACATCTATCAAATTGAGAACATTCAATGGTGATGTTCAAACTAATAGATATACTAAGATTGATGATTATGTTACAACATATAAGGCTATATCACTTAAAGGATTTAGACTTAGAGACGCATCTATTCCAGATGGTACTGAGACAAAACAATCAGCTATCTTAGATGTTATCACAAAGGGTACTCCTTTATTCAAAGCTTTGACAAATAAAGAAGCATTTGACTTCAGATATTTGATAGACTCATTTGGATTAGGTCTTAGTGCAGATTCTAAACAACAATTGGTTGACATTTGTGGTGATAGATTGGATGCATTTGGTATCTTAAATATGCCATCATTGAAATTATTTAAAAATTCTGTAAATCCACTTTTCAAAGATGGAAATGGAACTTTACAAATTGAATATATTGCAAAAGGTGGTGATCCTGAAAGCAACCCAGAGTTCTTATACTCATTCGGTAAAGGAATCGGAGTTACTTCAGTTGGATACTTCTTACCTTATGTTACAATTGATGACTTTGGAAGACCAATTGATGTTCCACCATCAGCTTATGTAGGATTAACATTTATGAGAAAGCATAATAGTACAACTACAAGTATTGTTCCTTGGACAATCGCTGCGGGTGTTAATAATGGTAGAATTACTGGAATTCAAGATCTTGAGCAGATATTTACACCATCTGATTTGGAATACTTGAACCAGGCTCAAATTAATCCATTAACATTCAAGAGAAACAGAGGATTCGTAATTGAAACTGAGAACACTGCACAAGTTCTTTATAAATCAGCTCTTTCTTTCATACACGTGAGAGAAGTATTGATTGAACTTGAGAGAGAACTTTCAAGAATGTTGTTAGACTTCCAGTGGAAATTTAACACTAAAGAAATCAGAGCTCAGATTAAGTTACAAGCTGACGTTATCTGTGAGAAGTATGTAGCACAGAATGGTCTATATAACTACTTCAACAAGATTGATGAGGAAAACAATACCGCAGAAATTATTGACAATCAAATTGGTGTACTTGATACCTATGTTGAACCAATAAAAGGTATGGGTATTATAGTTAACAATATAACTATCTTGAGAACTGGAGCTATCTCAGCAGGTGGATTCATTAACTCATAATAAATGAAATAAATTAAAAACCCAGATTGAAAAATCTGGGTTTTTTTATGCATTTTAGTTAGACTCGTTAAGTTATTTAAATAAAAAAGTCCGAATTTTATTCGGACTTTTTTTATGTTCCCATATTTCCAAAGTTTGATCCCATATTTCCAATATTGTTCATCATAGAACCTGGATTGAAGTTTGGCATTGACTTTTGTTGTGTTTCTTCGTCTTGTTTTCTTTGTTTCTCTTCTTCCTCGTTTAGTTCATTTACTATCTTAATGTTTTCCTCGAGCATCCAAAATGGCCATTCGTCTATTGAAAACTCATTAACATGGAAATGTTTTTGTAAAAGAAGTTTATTCTTTAATAAAGGCTTCAAAGGCATCATGAACAACGAAAACACCTGACGCTCCGTTGGGAAATTGCATTTCGGCACGGACCTCCTGACCGTCAATTTCTTTTGCAAGTTCTTTAATACCGAAGGTCATTTTACCAACTGCTGCGTTTAAGAATTGAAAAGACACATCATCCATTTGTTCAAAATCTGACAATTTAGCTTTTATTCCCTCATATGTAATTGAGGATCTACCTTCTAACATGAAAGGAATAATCTTTAAAAATGCTAAATTCGGAGTTTTACTTTCGTTATTTTCCCTGATAATATAGTCAGTAAACGACTTTTGAATTCCAATATTTGGAGGAGTTAATTCAAACTCTTTACCGTTAATTGTTCTAAAAACATAACAGTTTTTAGCTTTATTAAAATATTTATCTAGCTTAGGATCAATTTCATGAAATTTAAAATTTTCTCTTTTTAATTCAATTTGAGATTCACCCGAACCGGTTTGTACATTTACTGCTAAAGTATTTCCAGATTGAAAAGTTAATTCTCTGATTGTAAAAATCAAATATAATCTGTCCTGATCTTTTATATCTAAAAAGCTAGCTATATTACCATTAGAATATTTAACTCTTACACAAGACTGTAACATATCATTCATTTTCTCAACTATATCGTAAAAATTATTATCATCTACCATTGAATAGGCTTGAATTTCTTTTACTTGTGCCGCTCTTATCATAAGTACAGTACCAGATGGATAAAATTTACCACATGGTAGGTCTTTTACATCAAAGTGAAAATATTGTAAATCAGTAGTTCTTGTTGAATCAACTTGATTTTTATATGGAGCTTGCTCAATCATTGATTGGGCAGGATTGAAGTTCTGTTTTGCTCCCGATGTTTCTTCTAAGTGCTTTTTTAGAAAATCTTCTTCTGACATTTCTTTATTATTTGCCATGTTTAAAATATTTATTTTAAGGTATATATACTTATACTTATCTTCCCCTCCTGGATTGTTTTTAAAAAAATTAAAATTTAACAGTATAAACAATCGGAAATAGAAAAAAGTTAATTTTTTAAATGAATATATAAATGAGAAAAAAATAATAATTGTAATACGAACAAATAAGGATTAAATATATAATCTATAATTGTTCTAAACAATTAAATAAAAAAATAATAAAAAAAGACTATGCCGCTTCCACATTTTACTCAATTACAAGTAACTGGTAGTCCTGGGGGACCTGGTACTCAACCACAAGAGCCAGTATATTTAAATTTATTTGAAATCACCTTTGTACTTCCAACAATATTACAAGCACAAGGTAGAGATCCTGTATTGTTATTACAACAAGCACTTTCAGTTGACTTGAATTTGACAAATAAAACTATTGCAACTTCTAACCAAAGATGGAAGTACACAACAAGAGCATTCTTAAATGCTGGTCCTGCTGAAACACACATTGATGATTTAGCAATAACATTCAATGTTAACGTTAATAATAACGGTTCAATGGAAAGCTGGGCAGCTTTGAAAGCTTGGTATGATTTGGTGTGGAATTCACAAAATGGTTATTTACATTATAAGGCTGATACTATTGGTACTATTATAGTAAACCAACATGATAAGAAAGGTCTTGTATTGAGAAGAGTTACTTTCCAAAATGCTCAGATTAAGTCTGTGGCGAGTCCTACTTTAAACTATGATGGGCAAGGTATTCTTCAAAATATCACAGCTAACTTCGTTGCTGACTACTGGATTGATGAGTATATTGATAACAACTTCACTATCACTCCTCCATTTGTTCAAGGATATTAATAGTAATAATTTAGAAAATACTAAAAAGTCGATAAGAAATTATCGACTTTTTTATTTAAAACAAGTTCTAATCTATTCATATAAATTACAAATATAATTGTATGAATGAAAGTATTTATTACAACAGATTGGCATTTTGGTGTCTATGTCAATAATTTAGATAAATGGTTAAATATGATGGAAGATTATTTCTATAACTTCTTCATTCCATATCTTAAAGAAAATGTTAAAGAAGGTGATGTATTAATACACTGTGGAGATCTTTATGATAACAGAACTTCCATTCCTATAATTGCATCATATAAAGCTGAAAAAATACTAACTGAGATATCTAAAATACTTCCAGTTCACCTGATTGTTGGTAATCACGATCTTTGGAATAAAGGATCTAATGATATTAATTCTGTACGTCTTTTCAACTTTGTTGATAATATCAATGTCTATACTGATACAACTACTATTGAACTATTTGGAAGTAAATTAGTTTTAATGCCTTGGGTTGAAAAGAGATTAGATATGATTAAACAGATTCAATCTAATTCTGGAGATTATTTATTCTGTCATAGTGATTTAAATGGGTGTAGAATGCACTTAAATTCTGTTGCTCATAGGAATGCTGATAAGATAGATGTTGATGAGTTTAATCGATTTAAACACGTATTTTCGGGTCACATACATATAAGACAAACTAATAAGAATTTTACATTTATTGGCTCGCCATATCAAATGGATAGAAATGATATGGGAGATCAGAAAGGAATAACTGTTTTAGACTTAATAAGTGGTGATATTCATTTTGAACCTAATACACACTCACCAGTTTTTAAAAAGGTACAAGTTGTTAATGAAGATGATATTGAGTTGATTGACTCTTTAAAAGATACAAAAGATTATGTTGATTTGGCTATTTCCAATAATCTATTAATTAATAATCGTAAATTAAGAAGAAAGTTAGAAACAATTTTAGAAACTGGTAATTTTGCTTCAGTTGAATATCTTGATGATATTGTTAAAACTGAAAAAGAAAAGAAAGAAAAAGAATTAACAGAAGAAGAATTACAAATTTCTATTCAATTAGAATATGAAGAATTTATTAAAGGATACATTCAGAGTCAAAATTACGAAAGTGATCCTTTTAAAGAAGGACTATTAGGGGAATTTGAAGAGGTTATTCGTATTTATAATGAGAATTATAAGGTTAAGAATGAATAAAGAAACTTTAAAGAAACAACATTATTTTAATTTTAGGATATAAAAATAAAAAAAGAACTATGAATATAGGAATAAAACCCACTGGTGCTTGGGATTATAATACCAACTCACATGATGAAAGTAGATATTTAGATATACCCCTAGCTAATTGGATTGTAAATTTTCTTAAAGAACACAACATAACTAATCTATTTGACTTTGGATGTTCCACGGGTTACTATTTAAAATATATCTCAGAAAAAACTACTAATATAAATCTGATTGGTGTGGAGCCTAGTATTCAAGAAAGAAATGATAAGTTCTTTGAGAACATTCTGTCATACGACCTTGCTCTACCATTCAGTTTAGAACAAAGGGGTTCAGTACTTTGTTTAGAAGTATTAGAACATATTCCACCACAGTTTGAATCAAATGCTATAGATAATGTAGTTAATCACTGTGATAAATATCTACTTATGAGCTGGGCCACACCAGGACAAGGTGGTTATGGACATTTCAATGAGAAAAGCTTTGATGATGTTTTAATACTTTTTAAAAGTAGGGGATTTAATTTGATGGAAGAAGAAACTAAAGAAGCTAGAAGTGTTTCAACACTATACTGGTTACAAAATAATTTCTCAGTTTTTCAGAGAGTATAACAGTTTTTATTAAAATTTTTCTAATTTAATTTTTAAATCACTAGTTCCTTTTATTATTCTGTGATAAACACCTTTTGGTATAAATATTTCACCTTCTATATTAATTGGTAATTTATCATCTAGTTGAAATTTCCAATCAGTTTCTTCAATTGATTCTATTACTCTATCTTCGAAATCACGATGCCAGTATAAATCTCCAGAATCAACATCTTGATAGAATGTTCTAATGAATGTATTTTCAGATACTTGTTCTTCTTTAAATGGTAGTGTATCTTTCATAAGGTAAATATTATATGTATGTCTCTTTCAACATTTCCATTTACATCGATCTGTGTTTCAAATTCGAATTTAGTTTTTATATTTGGGTATTCATCTTCTACTCTTTTTATACAAGTTTTTATCGTCCTTGAAAAGTTAAGAAATGATTCTGCATTTTCAATATAGTCATCAATATCTCCTCTTAATCCTCTAATTGATCCATCTTTTACTGAGTTTTTATATATCATTGGCTCTTTTATAAATATTTCCCAATACATATCACCTGTCTCTATATCATAGTCTACCTCAGCACCATTGTCAATAAAATCATCAAATATGAAATTTAAATATTTCGGATCGATTGTATCAGACTTCGATTCATTAAACTTTCTTATCTTCATAGTATCTTTTTGAAATTTTTAATTGATTTTTCATAATTCAAATTCTATTA